TTTTTTAGCGGCAGGTTTTCTTGGCTTACGCTTTGGTTTTTTACCATCAACATAAGCTTCGTTAAAATTAGGTGTGTTAGGGTCATCTTTTACAAAGTGACCTTTAGCATTTCTAGCTCTTTTGCCAGATGGCTCACCCAATCCTAATATATTTTTTAACCAATTAAACATAATTCCTCCATAATCAGTTTTATTATTTATTTATAAAAGTCAGACTTTGGTCTGTTCCAATCAGAGAATCTAAAGAATCCCTGTTTTTCTGCACACCAATACCAACCTTTATGTTTTTGTTGATTAGAATTGTGGAAATATCTCATACCGTTTCTAATCTCGACATTAACCTCTCGGCGCGGTTCGTAACTTGTTTGTACCATCTTGAATCTCTACCTTCCTTGGCAGCCTCCTTCCAGTCACCACTCTGCAGCGCTGCATTATGGCGTTTAAATTTACTCAAGCGCGTGAGTCCCATGTTAAACATCATGTTTGCAATGATTTGTTTTACCTCTTGTGGATAACCATCCCAACCATCATGTAATTTTTTACAATCCTCAATTACCGAAACTACATCCCTTTCGAAGCACTCATTAACACGGCTCTCTGAGACAGGAGTGCCAACCGGAGCCCCCAATTCTGGGTCTCCTTCAATAACGAGATGGCCAATACCGAATGTAGGATAACCAAGGTGGTCATTGTATATTTCATATACCACTCCTTCATCTACCTTCAGTGTTTCTTTCAATTGTTCTATATCTATTTCATAATACATTCTTTTTCTCCCAAAAATCATTTAAAATGGTACTGGTAAGTTTGTTCCAGCTGATAATGCTATAATATCAGCAATACGTCCACCGCCTCCGAAGCCTGTGTCGTATACAGCATGTGCTTCAAAAGTATCGCTTCCTAGTGTACCCTTTAATTGAAAAGCATATATATTACTACTAACGTTATCATCAAATTGACCAATTACTGTTCCAGCCCCTTGACAAAATGTGTTTGGATTAGCAAATGCCATCCATCCAAATTCTATTACTGAACTTCCTGATAAGGTATAATAAGTACCAGAATTATATCCATCTTGTACTGGTGTAGGACCAAAAGAACCTTGGAAACATCCAGCTTGAGCTGGTACTGAATCACCACTTCTTGATTGTGAAGATACATTATAACGTACTTGCCATGTAGCTCCACTTAATCCAACATACTCATAGTTAACAAATGACAATTGTGATGGACCAGCTGATGTACCAGCTGCGTATCCTATTCTTATTCTATTTGCTGCTGGTTGATGCTGAAATCTCATCCTAATAAAAGCTTCCGCAAATATACTAGTTCCAGCAACAGTCTGTTGTGTAGTATTCCAATCTCCTCTATTAATAGCAAACGTTGTTGGTGCTGAAATAGCAGCTCCTCCAATATAATCACTAAATTGTTTCTCACCTGCTGCACTACCAGCAATTAATCCTGAAGTATTACCAGCAGCGGGTACTAATCCACCAGTTCCTGTATGATAAGAACCAACATTAATATCACTACCAGTTCCTGAACCGCTATGTCCAAACTCTTCGCAAATATCAGTTCCAGAGATATTTGTTCCAGCAGCTGATGTTGCTAGTTCAACTCCTTTTTGTCTACTTCCCGCAAGAGCTAAACCAGCTCCTGCATCTATATTTGCTTGTGATTTTACAGCCATATTATTTAATTATCTGAGAAATATGGTCTTCGAACTCTTCGATTTTTTCAGTTCGATTTGGCCAAAGAATATATTCCTTTTCTGGGTTTTTCTTCAAATTTGATAACAAAGGCAAAATGGCATTATATAAATTATTTAGTTTGTCCTCTAAATCCTCAGCTTTTGATGATGTTGATTCTATTTTAGAAGATGCCTTTTGCACAGCTTCTAGTTCATTCTCATCTACAGCAGTAAATCCAAAATCAAATTTTTCTATATCTACCATATATTATTCCTCTATATTATTATATTTATAATGTCTAGGTATTCGTTTTGTCTTATCTCGATGTTTTTTTGTTAAAGCTTGTGGTGGAGTTTTTTTACGTGGAAATATATTATCCCAAGCATTTTGGAATTCTTTTTCTGATATAAAGGTTGGTCTCCTTTTACTTCCCTTGCCCACGGTATTTTTTATATGACCTTCTTTTATTTTTATTCATAGTGGATGTCGAGCATTTTATAAACCTGCCTCTACCACCAACACCTTGAGAAGATGCTTTCTTAGTGGGTGTATGCCCACTTGTAAATCCACTACGCATTGCCAAAGGTCACACCTCCTCTACGAACAAGTTCATTTTTTACTTTTTGTTTTACTTTAGGTTTAAGATTACCACTATTATATTTTTCAATCAAATCACCTTTTGACATATTCTTAATATAATAATGAGTTGTTTCTAAATTACCTGTGGCTCTGTTTCTAACAGTTTGACTTTTTTGAAATTTAATTGGCATTATACTTTTTTCACTCTTCCTTCTTTATTAACTAAATATGCTTCAAAACTAACATGTGGAAACTCACGTTCTAGTTCTAATAAAGCTTTTAAATTATCCATGTGGTCATCAAATAATCTTATACGTGCATAATTATCTGTTTGTAAATATTTCCTAAATATTATTTGCTTTGCAGCTGCACTAGATTTATTTGACATATTACCTGCACGTTCTACATAAACATTATCCATTGGAATACCATGTTCTTCAAACGTACGTATGAATAAATCCCTATCATCCATATCGGCTCTAGCTGTCACTATGATTACTCTACTTCCAGCTCTTGTTGCGTTTCTGATTATGGCCTTTGCCTTTTTAATCATTTTACCTATTGGTATTGCAGTTTGGTAAAATATTTTAGATGATTTAAATTCACCATAATCAAAATACTCGCCCTTCTTGAGTTTGTATTTATTAAACATCTGTGGAGTTAGTGGTATTGGTTTACCACCTTTTACATTCTTAACTAAGACACGAGCCTTAGTAGTAAACATAGTATCATCTATGTCAAATATCGTTAGGCCTTTGTTTCCTTCGGCCAAATATTTAGAAAAGTTCTCCATAATAGACTATTATAACACATTTCTGTGTATTTGTAAACTGTATAGTCTATTTATTATAATATGTTTTTTATAACTTCAATTTTATCATGAGCATCAGCTATTTTTGCAACTTCTTTCTCAATTGTTTCTACAATATCGATATGCTCTCCAATACCAACCGACTGTCTTGTATATACTTTTATGTTTGCTTTTGCAACTTCAATCTCGCCTTCTAGTTTGGTAATCAAAGCTTGTAATAAAAAATGTATGTCTTTCATTTTATCTCCTTTGATTAGGCCACATTTGCCTACGTTTATATTCGTTAATAGTTTCCATTAACTTTTCAGTCCAGTCATCTCGGTCACCAACAAATATTTGTGGTCCTTCATCACCGGCAATAGCAATCACTAATTGTTTTATGGGGCGGCCAGTTCTCTCTTCCCACATGATTGCGTATGCAGCCGCTTGCATATAGTATCCAGAAACCCATTCTTCTTTCTTGAGTTTCCTAGAAGTTTTCCAGTCGATTATAGATTCTTCGCCATTCCATTGGCCAACTAAATCAACTCTTCCTGCAATACCTAAATGTTTTGAATATAAAGGTACTTCCATTGCATATACTTTCTGTAGATTTTCATCTATGATTGGTTGTATATCTTTAAATGTTTGTATGTTATGCGGTAATTCGCCTTCCAAATATTCTTTATTACTAACATAATTTTCTAATATATTATGTACTTGAGTTCCACGAGTACTAGCAATACGAGATACTCTATTTGCTTCCTCTTCTCCAACTCTTGCTCTCCATGCTGCAATACCTTCTTCACTTAGTATTTTTAATACTGTAGTAATTGAAGGATAAGCATGTCCATCAGGGTCTAGATAAGTTCTACCTGATTCTTTTGTTTCGGTTTTTAAATCTTCATAACCAATATCCACAGGTTCTTGTGGAAACCTTATGGTTCCATCTACATAAAGATTGCTTGTTGTCATTACCATATAATCATTCCATAATTGTTTCACTTATAATTTTATTGCCAATAGTAAAAATATAGCAAGCAAAACTAAGTTTGCCCATGCCATTAATATTCCTAATATGGTGTGATACCATATCCATCTTGTTTTATAAGCGTTTTGTATTGTAAGGTCAGCTGGGTCAGGCGAATCATCAGAATTTTTAACTTGTTTTTCCAACTCGCTTTCTTCCTTTGAACCCCATAATATGTTATACCATTTTTTCATTTGCTTTTTATATTATCTCTAAGTCTTGGTGGCATTCCACTTTTTATTCTATCTTGTACTTCTTTCCATCCGTCACCGGCTCTGGACAGTATAGATTTCCCACCATCAAAATCCACATTAGGACCTTTCGAATAGAAGGTAGTAATGTGGGGATTGTCTTCTAAATATTTTACTTTATCTTTATAAGACATAAACTTTTCAAAAACTTCATCTGTTTCTGTATTTTTAAATTCATACGTTGGCATGTTTAAACCACTCCGGTACTGGTCTTTTTGTCCAATCCATTTTGAACCTTTTCTCTTTTGTTTTATAAAATTTTCTATATGACTCTACAGCATTTGTGCCACCTAAATCTTGTACTACACACTCTGGGTTTGCTTTCATTGCTAATTTAAATGGTGTTCTACCAGCTTCTCTTGGAATATTGTCTGGTAATTTAGATAAAACTTCTCTTAGTTTTGTATCAGTTGAATGTGTTTTGCCATATCGATAAGTATACTCATCACATAAGGCAATGAAATGTTTATAGTGCCATGTGTAATTACAACAGTTTTCACGGGTCCATATTGTACATGGATGGTTGAAATGACATGCTTTATATAATATATCTTCCCTGTCATCAGACAGTTCATAATACTTTGTCATTGTTTTGCCGGATACTGAACGTTTTCTTGTTTCTGTACCATCAAGCATACGATGAACTGTTGATAACATTTGTGCTGACTCGACAATCATTTTCACTACATGTTTGTCGCATTGGTCTTGTGCTGCTACAATCGGGTCAACGTTTAAAATAAATAAATTCATAATATATATTATAACATGTTTTTAGCGTTTTGTAAACCCCCTATATTTCTACTCGTTTCATATCATTGAAATGTCTATTCATTTCTAAAATACGTTTTTCCATTTTATAGGATAAGGTTTTCTTTCCTTTTTCCCTTAACCTACGCTGATAATATTGTGCTTCGGAAATATCTTTCCTTAGTTTTTCTACGTGATTAGAATTCATATTCTTCTCCTTTGTTAAAAATATTATCATAACGAAGAATACATGTCTATAGGCTTGCCTCCTATTTTACTATTAAGTTTGGAAAAGTATCACTAACTAATTTTTTAGTAATACCAGTTATTTTTAGCTTTTTATCTTTAGCTAAACAGAGCATATCCGCATCTTCTGCGTGTAATGACTCAAGTAAACTAATAAACATACTTTCTCTCCTAACTGCTTTTAATTCCTTAGCAATAGGTCCTTTGAAAAAGTATTTAAATCTTCTATGGGCTCTATATAGAGTTTGATACTCATGCCCTTTTGGTGCATCGTCCCTTGTATAAGGTGGTGTACCTTCTGGTAGCATACTTACAATGTCCTCGTCAAATGCGACTCTAAGGACATCCCTTAATGCTGGGTGATCGTTTTTCTTTAAAAATGCTACACGTTCTTTTTTAGTTTTTAACTTTGAGCATTCATTAAGAACTTCTGAGATTAACGGTTTCGCCATTGTAAAATTCCTCCACTACTTCAATCAATTGATTACATCTCTTCTTTATTAAATAATTTAAAACTTTCATACGCGGTGCGATTGGTTGTTCTATAAAATTATTTATAATGCTTTGAACTACATCTTCAGGAATTTCAGTTAAATCAATTAATTTTTTATTCCTTTGATAGTTCCTATAGGTATTATCATCCATACATTCTCTTAGATTGTCGGACTTTTCTAACCAATCATTTATCCTTGTTTGTCTCAAAGGCGATTGGTTTTTATCACTGATAAATGTATCATCAGCTGATAGAACGTTTGGTATACCATCCCCAGCATCACCTCTCATAATATGATTAAATAAGTAAGTCCTAGGATTACCATCCTTATCCTTTACTAATTTTTTCTGCATAGGTGAGAACTGTTTAACGTTCTTAAACTTTTGTAATTGTATAAAATCTTTGTCTGATGATATAATCATTATAGGTTCATCTTGTCCAAACTCTTGTGTTTTTAAAGTAAGTGCTCCTATAATATCATCAGCTTCACAACCATCCATGTGTAAAACTTTGTATGGTAAGTATTCTTTTATTTCAGTACGTACTAAATCAAGTACTCTAAAGACTTCATTCCAATCTTGTGAATCGTCATTATCTCTATGTTTTTTTCTATTTGCTTTATACTCAGGAAAATAATCTCTTCTCCATGTATTCATACCATCACAACATATAACCATTTGTCCATACTCATCTCTATATTTTTTATTATACATTCTTATAGAATTAAGTATCATATGTCTTATCATATTCTCTTCATTTAATTTTTGAATGAATATATTAGATAAAGCTATTTGGTTAAAATCAAGTAATATCATATAAATCTCCGATAATTATAAACAGAACAGGTATGCCTATCCATGCAAACATTGTTAAAGCAAACCATTCAACTGTCATCGTCATCATCTCCTGGTAAAAAATCTGGGTCAAAGAATACTTCAAAGTCTTCTAACTTTTCTCTTATCTCTTTGTGTTGTTCAGCTGTTTTCTTTATTTTAATAAACAATCTATCAAACTCTTTATGTAATTCATGTGGAATTCCAATATGTCTATTTAACATTGCGTTAAACATATTAATAAGAACATAAACATCTCTTGATTCTGGATATTGTTCATCTCTAAATTCCATTTGTTTAAAAATATCCCAATCGGATATTATACCATCTTGTAATAAATGCTCTAAATTACTCAAAAACTCTTGAGACATTTCAGCACATTCACTACTTGCTGCATATACAGCATCTTCTGATTCTTGCAGTTTTTCAGCAGCATCTTTCATTTTCCTCTCATGTGGAGTAGGAAATTTTATTATTTTACCCATTACGCTTCCTTGTCAATATCCCACTTAATTCTTTTTTCGTAATTAGGTCTTCTAACTTTATCCCACCAACGTTTTCTTTCTTGGTCAGTTCTATAATTAGATATCCAATTCTTACCATTCTTTTCAGCTTCTTTGAAAAGTAAATTTGTAAATATAAGTGGTATTATGACGAACATATGAATTACAATAGATGTAATTACATCGTAATCAAATCCCATATACACTGTAGCAACTAAACCAAAATAACAACTCCACATTACGAAGAGTACTAAAGTAAAGTATGCTTGAAGGGATGGGTCGGGTATATATTTGAGAGGGTTAAAACGTGCATCCATTACTAAACGCCAACAGTCAACTACCCACACAATTAATTTTTGAAATATATTATATTTTTCCATAGTATGTATATTATATCACAATTCTAGTCATTTGTAAACTGTTTTTTTAAACTTTTTACACTAGGTGATCCGATTCTACAATTAATTATTCCATTATAATAATTATCAGATAAAAGCACATCTCTGTCAAATTGTTCTTTTGCTTCTAAGTATGCGCATTCACCTTTTGTTTTACACAAGTAAAGTATCTCTCTGTGATAGATATCTTTACCACTTGTTTCCACTTCCTCTTTTAATATTCTATTGGAACCAAAGTATTCACGCCAGTCAGACTCGACTAACATTCTTACTCTTCTTTTTCTGGTTTTTGTTTTAGGAAGTGTTTTCTTATTCCAAAAGAATTTTTTACCAATGTACTTTTTGCCATTAGCTCTATTAGTTATACAGTACACAAATCCATAATAATCATCTGAACTAAAATCTTCAGGTGGTTCGTATGGTCTGCCTTCATATAACCATGGATTAATTTTCATAATACTTAAACCCTAACTCATTATCATCGTCATCATCATCGTGAGTGGGTTCACCGCAATGTGGACAAAAATGTATTTTTACATCTCTATCTTCGGGACGTATTACGAATGTGTTATAACAGTGTTCGCATTCAAGTTTCATCTATTCAAGACCCAGGCTTCGAACTCGGTATATCCACCAATAATATCTCCATCAATTCTAATTTGAGGAAATGTTCTAGCACCAGGGAATTGATTAAACAATTCTTCTCTAGTAAAATCTCTGTCTAACTTTTGATAAGTATAAGTATGTTCAGTTTCCTGAATATATTGCTGAGCTACTCTTACAGCCTTATCACAATATGGACAAAAATCTTTTCCAAATATTTCAATTATCATTTCATAGTCTCCTCTATAAACTCACTTAATGTATTTATATCACTATCTGAAAGCATTCCTGCTTGTGCCCACATTGTCGAGCTCATATTCCCTATTGTTTCTCTATTTTGATATGCGTATAATCTTTGACTGATATACTCAGCATTTTGACCAGCTAGAGCTGGAAAAGCACCCATACCTTGACCTTCTTGACCATGACATGCTGCGCAACCTGCCCATAATCCTCTTATTGACGAGAACGGGTCTGCCGCTGCAACTTCTGCTTGTTTCGCAATTTGTTCAGTAAGCGTACCATGAACTCGTACATACTCTTCATAACATTCTCCAGTACATGAACTGTTTCTTGGATAATTTGTATACTCTAGATTTGGATATATGTATAGAGAAAAAAATCCTCCTATTATAAAAGCCGCGCTTAATGCCATTCCTAATTCTCTCATTTTTTTCTCCTAAAATTTTACTAATAATTGCATGTTTGCAAACTCAGAATCAATTTTACCATAGTTTTCGTTTTCGAACATTTCAAATTTTCTTCCACCTACGTTAAATTTTAACTCTAGTTTATCGTTAATTATAAAACCTACACCCACTGATAATGAGTCTAACATATCTTCCATTTGCATTGCGTCCAAATGTAGATTAATTTTATCATATAAAAATGGATAGTTTAAGTTCATCATTTTCATATCTTTATTACCTACAACTGAGACATGATTTGATGAAAAACCAATCATAGTTTCATAACTCCTATTGCCATCATAATCAAATGAAGACCTTACTAACGTTGCGCCTTTATAACTTACGCCAACGTTTTGCATATTATAATGAACATCTTGTCCATTATCAACTTCTTCTACTCCGCCCATAAGCGAAATCATTAACATCATACTTTTCATTTAAATCCTTCTCCTATTAAAATCATTGTTAACAACATACCACCAAACATAACTAACTGGACAACTGCCATAAAAGCAACTATTGGTAATTGTTTTTCAGCCCACCAATTTAATTCCTTTTCTTGCCACTCTAGAAATTCATCTGGAGTAGCTTCTACAGTTTTGTTCAATTGTAGTTCTAATTGTTGCTCATATCTACTCATCACGTTTGCTGCGTCATCCACAGCACTCGGTCTTTTCCATGCATCTGTGCTCATAAACTTAATCCTTTTAATGTATTATCATCAACATCTTTTTTGACTCCACCAACTACATAAGAACTAATCTCAGTTTCTTGTGGAGCAACTTGTACATTTCCACCAGCAATCCATTTCTCTGTCCAAGGTAATGGATTAGCCAAAGGAACTTTATATGGAGGAACGAGTCCAACAGCTCTCATTCTTTTTGCACCTATCCATTCCACATAATCTTTTAATATTGTTTCATTTAATCCAATCATAGAGCCATTCCTAAATAAATACTCAGCCCATTCTTTTTCTTGTTCAATAACTTTTACAAATAAATCAGTCGATTCTTGTTCACATTCTTTTGCAATCTTATCCATCTCTTTATCTTCTCTTCTCATAAGTTTGAGTAGAGTTGTTGTACCAGCTAAATGTGTATTCTCATCTCTGGCAATAAATTTAATTATCTTTGCGTTGCCTTCCATTTTTTTAAGCTCAGCGAATGCCCAACTGCAGGCGAAGGATACATAAAATCGAATACCTTCTAGGGCATTCGCTGACATCATACACATCCATAATGATTTTTTACTTGGCTTATTTATCAATTCATCGTAATAAGCTGCAATATCATTTCCGCATTCTATAATCTCTCTTATATCTAACATTTTATCAAACACAAAACTTGGGTCAGGGTATACATTCCTAATAATATGAGTGTAAGAACGAGAATGTATTGTTTCAAAAAACGACCATGTTTCAATCCAGTTCTCCATCTCGGGTAGCGAACATATAGGAAGGAAAGCAAGATTTGGGGCCCTGCCCTGAACAGAGTCCAGAAGTATTTGCCTTTTGAGATTAGATGTAAATATATGTTGTTCGTGTTTCGATAGGTCATGGAAATCCTTTTTGTCTTTAGACACATCTACTTCTTCTGGTCTCCAAAAGAATCCTAATTGTTTTTCTGTTATTTTTTCGATTTGAGGATATTTGACTTGATCGTATCTTGCGATGTCAACACCTTCGTCAAAAAACATTTTCTTTTTTAAATGTGATTTTTTATTTTTCTTTAATATTGCCATTATACTTCTAGTTCTTCACCATCAATAGTATATTTACAGTTATTACACCATTCTTCTATTGGGTGATTACATTCTTGTTTTGCTTTTTCTTTTCTTTCTCTTGATTCATGCATAGTCTTAACCCAGCCATCTGAAGTTTCTTGCCATTGTTTATCGTTTCTATATAACGCAGGATTCGCAGTCATCTTCATCTATCTCCTGTAGATTATTTTCTATATTTACTGGTTCGTCTTCTAATTCTCCAGCACCATCAAAAGTGTTAAAATAATATAATTGTTTTAAACCAAACTTATATGCTGTCACTAAATCTGTAATCATTTCTGACATAGGAATTTTATTATCGTCATAATGTTCAGGATTATACGATGTATTTACTGATATCCCTTGGTCAATATATTTTTGTAATATACCACAAATAGCTAAATAGCCTTGTGGTGATGTTTGGTCCCATAGTAAATCGTACTTATTTTTCAAGTGGTAAAAGCCAGGTACGACCTGTGCCATTACACCATCCTTTGATTGTTTGTATGATACTAAAGCTCTTGGAGGTTCAATACCATTAGTACTATTACTAATTTGAGCGGATGTTTCAGCCGGCATTAATGCCATTAAAGTTGAGTTTCTAATTCCACTTTCTATGAGTTGTTTTCTTAACTCTGGCCAGGGTAATCGTTCCTCATGCTTTATTAAATTATTTATCGCTCTTTTATATGTATCATTTGGAAGTTTTCCACGGGCATATTTTGTCTGATTATTTTTAATACATGCACCTTTTTCTATAGCTAAATCAGCTGATGCTTTAATTAGATAATAACTCCATGCTTCAGCGTATTCATCTACTATTTTATAAGCTGATTCATCATATTTTAAATCTCTTTTTGCTAAGAAATAAGCTAAATTAATTATACCAATTCCTAAAGGTCTTCTATTCATAGTACCTTTTTCAGCGGCTGCTATTGGATATGATTGATAATCTAATAATTCATCTAAAGCTCTAACTGATAGATTACAGTATTTTTCAAACTCATGAGGTTCATTTATTAAACCCCAATTGATTGCTGATAGAGTACATAGAGATATTTCTCCAGTATGATCGTCGTATGATTCTAAAGGCTCTGTAGGCCT